TATTCCAGTGTTGAGGACTACGAAAATACTACTGGGCGAACTGTAGGAGGAGCATTAGACAAATTATCCCATTTAATGGTTAAACCCCTTCAAGGTAGAAAGCCCAAGAATATCCAATTTAGCATTTAGGAATTGATTTAGAACAATTCCATAATTTTATTATATTAGCCTATATTATAATAAAATGTCAGGAGATACACTCGTTTTTGAAATGTCTAACCAGACCGAAAGTGTCCCTTCTATCTTTTTGAAGAAGGACAGTTTAGCAATTTTGGATAACCAGAATTCCAATTACCAAGGCGGTCAAGTCGTCATTGACACCTCTCAATTGAGTAATTCCAATAAATATATGAATTATCGTGAGGCTTATCTTACTATGCCTCTGCTCTTAACCCTATCGGGTGCTGCTGGTGTAGTATTCGCTCCCGCAACTGCCGCCTCAAGTGCTGATTATGCTCTTGGTCTTAAGAATTGGTATGGTTCTATTATCCACTCCTTAACTTTAGATTATATGGGAACAACCATTATCCAGCAAACTCCTCTTTGCGGAATATGGAACTCTTTTAAACTAATGACTACTCTTTCCTACCAAGATATTCTATCACAGGGAGCGGAAATTGGTTTTTACCCTGATAATGCTACCGCTTGGTCTTATTCCACCGCCGCAACTACCTCTGGTATTGGTGCTTGTAATAACGACAACTCGGGTCTCACTCCTGTAGTGACTGGTGCTTTAGCAAACGGTGATAAATCCAACGAGGGCTTCACAAAGAGACAGCAATATTGGAATTTTGACTTGGACGCCCTCACTCGTGCGACAACTGGTCTTGCCTATTCTACCCTCATTTCCACTTCTGGTATGAATAACCTTTGGAAGTCTTATATTTTCAACAAAATCAACGGTGGTGTTGGTGTGGCTGGTGTTTTCCAAGTCGCAATTACTGCTATTGTGAAACTCAAACACCTACACTCCTTTTTTGAGCGAATGCCTCTTCTTAAGGGTGTTTTCTTCAAACTTACCCTAACCTTGAACCAAACTTCAGTGAGTTTTTCCTCCGCAGGTGCTGGTGGTATTTTAACCCTAAATTCTGTGGATAGCCCTGTGGGTGGTGTGTCCCCGCTTCAATTGGCTTCTGCTGCGAGTGGTTGCGGTTCTGCTGCGACTTTCCCAGTAGGTGCTTACATTGCGAGTTTATCGGTTGGTGCTGTATGTAATAACGCTAATCAGGTATCACTTGCTGGTGGTCTAATCCAGCAATCTCCTCTTGGAAGAAGTGTTCTTCTAAATGTTCCCGCCTATTCTTTCAATCCCGTTTATGAAACTGCTTACCTTTCCAGTCCTATCAAGACCGTCAATTACGAGGACATTTACCAATATTCCGTTACAAACACAATCGGTGCTGGTGGAACTTTCAACCAACTTATTACCAACGGTATTGCTAACATTAAACAGATTTTGGTTGTCCCTTATTACAGTGCGGCTTCTAACGGCGGTATTGCTCCCATTCTATCCCCTTTTGAGGGTTCTGGAGCAGGAACTACCTCTCCATTGGTTCATTTCAACAACTTCAATATCCAAGTCAGCGGACAGAACCTCATTTACAACTCTGTTAGATACGAGTATGAGGCATTCGTCAATCAACTCTACGGTGTTAATGCCGTCAATTCTGGAGAGACTGACGGTATGACTTCTGGTCTTATTGGCTTGAAGGAGTTTTCCAACGAGTATTGTTATTACTACGCCAACGCTGGTAGAATGCTCCCTGTTGAGGAGGCTGTGCCTAAATCTGTTAATATTATTGGAACTAACCAGTCTCTCAAGGCTATTGATTTATATATCTTTATCTCTTACGGTGTGACTGTAAGCATAGATAGCTTAACTGGCGCGCGTGTATAATTGACAAGGTGTTAGGTATATAGATATTAAATAAAAAAATTGATATAAAAAGATTACTCTATATTATTTATAAACTAATAATATGGAAACTGAATTTGAATTTATAACTGGTTATGAAAATCTCTACAAGATTAATAAATGTGGTGAAATATGGTCTTGTTTTTACGGTAGAATTATGAAACCACAGACGACGAGCGACGGATATTTATGGGTGAAATTACGCAAAGAATGTATAACCTATAAGGGTCGTATCCACAGATTACTTGGGCTACAATATTTAGAAAATCCCGATAATTTGCCTGAAATAGACCATATTGACCGCAATAAATTAAACAATAATTTAGAAAATTTGAGGTGGGTTTCAAGACAAACAAACAGAATAAACCGTCCCGATTGTTTAATCCATAAAACCGAAGAGGAATTGAAAATACGAACCGATAATATAAGGGAGTATAAAAAATTAAAAGCCCGAGAATATAGCAAGACCTACACAGAACCTATAATACTCACAGAAGAGGAGATTGAACTTAAGAAACAAGCACAAAAGGAAAAGAGAAAATTAAAGGCAAGGGATAGACGGGCTAATTTAACAGAGGAAGAACACGCTAAAATCCTCGCACAAAAAAGGGCACATTACGCCAATGGAGGGACAGAAAGGCAACAAGAATATTTAAAAAATAATAAGACGATTAACAATCATATAAACACCAATTAAACATATATTTAGCAAAATTAAAATATTTATTAAATATATAAATGTCAGGAGTAGAGATTGATATTGAAAGGGTTGGAAGACCAGCCCATAGGAAACTAATGTCAGGCGGAGCGATTAGGGTTAAAGCCCCCAGTTCAGGGAATTCTATGAAGGTAACTCTACACCCAATAGTAGCCAAAAAGGTAATGTCGGCTTTCAAAAAGGGCAAAGCCTCCACTATTACAGGCGAAGGTATTTTTGGAACACCTATGGATTTTTTGCTTGAAAAGGCAGGTGTTAAAAAGGCAGCCTACGCTGTAGGTGATAAGGCGAGAAAACCATTAGCGGCGGCTACTATGTCGGGAATACTCGCAGGAGCAACTGCTCTGGGTGTGGCTCAGCCAGAATTAGCCCCCTATCTTTCTGTTGCCGCCCCTATTTTAGCAAGATCGGCAGGAAAATATATTGAGAACCCTTCCAGTTTTGGTGTTTATGCGAAAGGATACTCTGGTAAGAGGATTAACCCCCTTATTGGAACAGCCCAACAGATAGGTATGGCGACCATTGAAGAGCAGATTAAACCAACAAAGCCACTGGATTTTAGTAGGTCTGTTGCTGAAGAGGAGGCAATGACTGGGACAGGGTTTGGGGGTAGAGGCAGAATGTATGAGAAGAGCAGTTTAAGCAATAAATTAATAACCCACACTGCCCTTAAATCGCAGCCTATGGGGGTTAATTTCCAATGGAACAACACTTTAGGAAGAGGATTATATTAAAAACCTTTGAGAAAGGTTTAGCCAAATTATGCTTTAATATTTAGGAATAAATTAAATATTAAAATATTGGTTAATAATATAGAAATGGCGTTATCAAACATACAGATTGAAGACTTGGCTCACAAAATGAAAATCCCCTTGGTTTTTTGTGATTTTAAGAGTAGTTTAGACGAAACCAAACTCCAATACAATAAATCATACATTATCAATATGGAGGACGAATTTGACCCTGAAACTGGTGAGAGGTGTGGAGGCAGTCATTATACTTGCTTTCAAGTCAATAAATACAAGAATGGTAAGGTTCAGGGGATTTATTTTGACAGTTTTGGCGTAATTTATCCTACCGACGTAGAGGATTTTTGTAAGATTAAGTTGCCCTATTCCACCAAGAATATCCAAAGTATCACCAATTCCGCCTGTGGTTGGTATTGCCTCGCCTTCCTACATTTTATTAATTCCGCACCAGTTAGGTCAGGGGATTTATACACAGACGCTTCGCAATTCACCGAATTATTTGAAGACTTAGAAATTTCAAAGGAGCATTTGAAGAATGAATTTATTTTGAAGCATTTTTTTAGAAGTAGCGACCCTGATAAGAGGAAACCGATTGATATTACTGGTGTAAGCGGAGACCCTCTTCCTAACCCTGATAGCATTAGTGGGGAAAATCGCCCTGATAAGAAGAGTGTTTAGTTGGCGGAGTTAAGAATGAAGGGTTATTAGGTTGGGTAGTTCGGGTAGTTTGCTTTTCATTTTTTTAATTACAAAAGGGGATAACTTGGCTAAAATGGCTAAAATACTAAACCTCCTCAAGACCTTTCGCCTAACCTGAAAAATACTCTACCCACTTCCGTTAATGGGTAGTTGTAAAAGCTACTTTGAGTTTCACTCTTGGAACACCTCCATATTTTAGCCATTTTAGCAAACCCAATAATCCTATAAAAGTTTCGTTTAGCATAAATTATTTTATATTGGTATAATATATAAAATGGTTAAAAAAGGAAAAGGATTAATAGACGATTTTAAAAAGGGAGTGAAATCTGTAACAGGAAAAGCAGAAAAAGGGTTAGAAAAAGGGTTAGAAATAGCAAAGGATTATGGTAGTGCTATAATATCAGGTCGCAATGACTTCCCTCCAAAAGTGAGAGCGTTATTGGCTAAATATGGAGACGAAACGGTTGTAGAGTATAAACTAAAGAGAACCCCTGTATCAAAATTGCTTACAAGTGCCTTATCGGGTATATCATTAGGTGCTTTTGGTAAGCGTTTCCAAAGAAGCGAATTTGACGACCTTTTCCATTTGTTTTTAGAAATGACAACCTCCTCTGGAAAGAGATTAAGTGTAGAAAAGAATGAAGTAATAAATATGGATTTAAGTCCTGCCTCAAGAGACAAAGAAGAAGTGAAAAATATTACAGATAACATTAAACAACTAACGATAAATGATATAATGGAGACCACAAAAAAATATATGGGAGATAAGAAGTTCTATGGCTATTCGGCAAGAGATAACAATTGTCAGGATTTCATAGTAGCCCTATTGAAGAGCAATAGTATTGGAGGGGATAGCGATATAACCTTTGTCAAGCAAGACGCAAAGTTTTTGTTTGATAATCTCCCCTTTTTGAGAAAATTCAGCAACACTCTAACAGATTTAGGAGCAAGTGTAAATGTTATAACGACAGGAGCAGGAATTGAAAATATAATTATGAGTAGAGAGAATAAATTATTATCTAACCCTATATATAAAATGAAAGGAACAGGAACGCCCATTTTAGACCAGCAAGTTAGTTTAAATGAATTATTACACTTTTTAGGAGAAAAGGAGACCAAGCAATCCAAGAAGGGGATTTCCAACCAAAAAGTATCCGTAAATGAAATCAAGAAATTCTTTGGTAAAGGTGTCAAGTTAGCAGACCAACAGGCAAGTCTTAATGAAGCAATCCACTTCTTCGGTGGTAAAGAGACCAAACAAAATGATAAGGGTATTTCCAACCAAAAGGTGTCGGCGAATGAAATCAAAAAGTTCTTCGGTAAAGGGGTCAAGTTAGCAGACCAAAAGGCAAGTCTTAATGAAGCAATCCACTTCTTCGGTGGTAAAGAGACCAAACAAAATGATAAGGGGGTTAGCAACCAAAAGGTGTCATTAAATGAAATCAAGAAATTCTTTGGTAAAGGTGTCGGCGATATGGTTGAAGAGGTTAAGTTTAGACACGGAGAGCCTCGTCACGGAGGAGTAATAATGCCTATGTCTGGTTCTGGATTTAGTCACGGAGAACCTCGTCACGGCGGAGTAATAATGCCTATGTCTGGTTCAGGTATAGGACACCCCGCAATGTGGTCTGCCCCTGCTCCCTTCAATTACCACCCTAACGCAAGTAGGAATATAGGTCACCCATTACACCCAGCAGAGCATTACCTAACCCCAAGCGGAACTGGCTTATATGGTGGTGGCTTATATGGTGGTGGCTTATATTCGGGTAATATGGGGAGTGGGATTTATGCTGGTAATAGAGGTATGGGAATGTGTGGTTGTGGTTGCGGACACGACGACTGCTGTAGCGAGTGTATTGGAAGCGGTTTATTTGACAAGGTCAAGAGTGGATTAAATAAAGGGGTCAATACTGTTTCACGAGTGGTGGAGAAGACAGGTGCTGATAAAGCTGTTTCACAAGTGGTGAAGAAGACGGGTGCTGATAAGGCTGTAATGAGTGGTTATACTCCTATGAGTAAGAAATTGATAACTGCGGTAGATAAATTCGCTGAAACACCTGAAGGTCAAGCGGCAATAAGTCACTCAAAGGCTGTGTTAGACAAAATAGAAGATCCAAGGACAAGATTAGCCGCCGAAAGAATGGCTCTATACACCGTCTTACCAATTGTGTTTGGTGGAATGGGTGGAGCGGCAGCAGGTGCGGCGGCAACGGCTTTAGCAGCAGAGGATATGGGCTTTACTGCTCCTATGATACCATTTGCTGCGGCCGCTGGGGGTCGTGCTGGTGGATATGCTGGAGACAAGACTGCTGACGCTATAGGTAAGAAGACGGGTGTTAGTAGAGGCGAAGGTATGGGTATGCCTCGCAAGGGGAGATTTGAGAAGGGTAGTCAAGAGGCTCGGGATTTTATGGCTTCCATTAGAGCCAAAAAGGGTTAAATGTGTTGCTATAATCTAAAAATTAAGGAAATTATTAATAAATTGAGTATATTTATTAATAATATGGTTATATTTCGTATTATTAGACGGAAATTAAGGAAAAACCGCTGGATTATGACATATATGCTATATTATAAATTTATAATTAACCCTTTAACCCCATAATATGGTCTATATATTAATATTATCCTTAATATTCGCATTATTATATCATTATTAAGAGGATTATTAATGATATGCTTAACTTTTAGATAATAATCGGGGTCAGCAGCCCAATTGGTATCTCATAGTGTGGCTCATAGGTATATTGCCCTTGCTTTCTATATGCTCCTACGCTCTTAACATTAAATGTTTCAAAGAGGAACTTATCATAAGTAATGAAATACAATCCCGTAGTGAAATGAAATACAAACTTCAAGGTTGTATGCTGGACTTTGGTCTTATGAACTGGGATAATTGTGGTTGGATACTGGTCGTGCTTACAGCGACGGCTCTTAATCTCATATTTAATCATTGTGTCGTGCTTATCGTGAGCGTCATACACGCAATATTGCCCCGTCTTTTCAATTTCAGTCTTGAAATAACCTTGGAGACTTCCAATAATAGGGTCTTCCAACGGCAGACCAAACAAGAGGTCATTAGCAATATTCTCCTTTCCAATCTTCAACAGGTCAGTTCCGTCAAGGCGAATGAGGTTTCCCCCGCAATCCATATCGTAATTAGACATTCTATATTATATACAGATTAAAATTTTCTAAATACTAATTTCGCTAAAGTATATAATTAATTATTTAGCGAAATAATTAAAATATTGTTTAATATTATAGAATGCCTTTTGACTTGAAAGATTATATTAAGCAAAAACGCCCCAACTTATCTGCTTCTTCCATTACTACCTATCATTCCATTTTGAAGAACCTATATAAGAAAGTATTCGGTAAAGAGGATATTGACCCTAAAGACTTTGATAATACTGACAAGATTATTGAGTTCATAAATGATATTCCCGCTAACAAACGCAAGAGTATTTTATCCTCCCTTGTTATCATTACAGATAATAAAAAATATCGTGATTTAATGCTTGGTGATATATCCTCTTACAAGAGCGAAATATCTAAACAAGAAAAGACTGATAGTCAAGAAGGAGGTTGGAAGTCTAAGGCAGATATTGAAACGGTGTGGAACTCGCTAAAGAGGGACGCTGAACTTTTGTATAAGAAGGACAATAGATCCGCAAGTGACTTACAAAATATCCAAAATTTCGTATTGCTTTCTGTAGCAAGTGGCTTATTATCTCGCCCAAGAAGAAGCAAGGACTGGACTGAATTTAAGATTAAAAATATTGATAAATCCGTTGATAACTTTTTAGATAAGACTGGTTTCCATTTTAATAACTATAAAACCGCTAAATTCTACGGCGAACAGACAGAGCCTATTGGTAAGGAATTAAAGGCTATTTTGACTAAATGGATTAAGGTTAATCCTACCGATTTCCTCTTCTTTGATACAAACGGGAGTAAATTGAGTTCTGTAAAAATGAACCAACGATTTTGTAAAATGTTCGGGAGCAAAACCAGTGTTAATATATTTAGACATTCTTATCTTTCCAATAAATACGCTGACACCATTGAGACGAATAAGGCTATGGCTGACGACCTTGAGGCTATGGGTAGTTCTATGGCTCAAGCAACAACATATATCAAGAAGGAATAATTATTTTATATATCACCTATATATATAATGAGTAGTAGAAGTAGTAAGGTTTATGTAGGTAATCGGGCTTTTAGCAAAAAACTAACTAATAGTGGTAGGGGGGTTGGTAGTAGTAGCAGTAATGCTGTTGCTCCTGAGGAGTTATCTATGGAACAGATATTAAGAATGACTGAGTTATTCCACGCAGGAGTAGGCAGATACGAAGCCACCCCACGAGTGATACAGGCACGGCTACTTACTGAAGGTGAGTTAAACGACCCTAATCTTCGTATCGCTACAGCCACTCCAATAGAGACCGCTGAGGGCGCACTATTTACACAGGAGGAACGGGACGAGAATTTTGAATATTTTAATATATTACCTGAAATATTAATACCTGAAATACCTGAAATATTGGAGACATTTCCACCTACCCAACCTACCACAATAAGAAGTGGAGGAACGAGAATAATAAGTGGAGGGAGGAGAATAAGTAGAGAAGGGACGCCATTATCGGGTCAGGCGTATTTTGACGCCAGAAGACGGGAACAAGAGAGAGAAATGAGGGAAGCGTGGGAAAGTAGAGTAAGAGCAGCGGTAGCAGCAGCAGCAGCAGCAAGAGCAGCAAGAGCAGCAAGAGCAGCAGAGGAAGACGAAGACGAAGACGAAGACGAAGACGAAGACGAAGACGAAGACGAAGACGAAGACGAAGACGAAGACGAAGACGAAGACGA